GAAGACCTGTTTAAAAATACACTGCCAATTGATTATGAAACCCTGCAAAAAATGGGACAGGCGGATTGGATGCCGGAAAACTGGACACCGACAATGCAGGCAATGATTGATGAATCTATCGGGAACATACCAGACCAGAATTATATAGACCAAGCAACTTTAGATGAGCAACTGGCAGGGCTTCCCGATGCAGCTCAAATACAAAAGCTGCTTGAGGAACAGGGTTGGGGAGCACTAGGGGATCCTTTCGGAGGCGCTCTTTCCGCTTACTCTACCACGGATATGATCCAACAAATGATCAAAGATAATCTAGCACAAGGATTAAGTGAAGACGATATTTTTGCAATGATTCAGGAACAATTCGGCGAAACGATGAGCGATGAGGATATTTATGCCGCAATCGCTACAGCGCAAGAAACCCAATATACGTCTTTGATGGATGAAGTTAATGCTTTGATCGCAGAGAAACTAGCTGAAGGAATGAGTGAACAAGAAATTATTGACCTAATTACGGCGCAATATGGCGACCAGATGAGTCCGGAGGACATCAATTTGGCGATTACTACGGCGCTAGACAACCAATACACGTCTTTGATGGAGGAAGTTAATGCAAGGATTGCAGAAGCCCTGACTGATGGGATGACCCCTGAACAAATTGCTGAAATGATCAGGGCAGAATATGGCGACCAGATGAGTGATGAGGACATCAATTTGGCGATTACTACAGCCCAAGAAGCCCAATATACGTCTTTGATGGATGAAGTTAATGCTCTGATCGCAGAAAAATTAGCAGAGGGAATGACTGAAGCCGACATTCTTGCATTAATACAAACAGAATATGGCGGAGTATTAAGCGCAGATGATATTACAGCAATGATCGCTACTGCCATAGCGGGAATTGAAACAACTCCAACGGAAGATGCCCTTACCGCTGATGCAGTGCAGCAAATGATTGACGCCGCAATGGCACAAGGAATGTCTACAGAACAGGTTCAGGCAATGCTTGCAGAATCTGGGCACCTGAACCAAGAACAAGTTCAGGCAATGCTTGGAGAATCTGGATACATGGGTGATGTAGGAGTACAGGGACTTATTGATACCGCTCTTCAAGGAGCCTTGGGCCAAGGTGGGTCAATTAATGAAGCCATTCAAAACGCACTTTTAGCTGTAGGAGACACAACTATAGATACAGGAACCCAACAACCTAGTAGTCCTTACGGAACCTATACCAGTCCTTATGGAGACGTGGACCCTTATGCCCTGATGTTTAATCCATGGTATGGAACAACACCTTTCGCCGGAGGAGCCACAACAGGGGCCGAAGACCCAACTGGACTTGGGGACCTGGATTTGGGAAATCCGGCTGATTATAATTTTGACATTTCAACAGAGTATGATGAGGACCTGTTTAGTTAAGCGGAGAGAAGACAATTGACGCCATAGATTTTGCCTATAAAATTCTTAAAATAGTTAAGGAAAAAGAAGAACGAATACAAACGATGATGCTCAACGGAGAAGTTAAAGATTGGGAGCATTACCGCAATTTGACCGGTCAAACAGAGGCCTTAACCTATGTAAAATCGGAAATTACCGAGTTACTGGATAGGATGGGAGAACGCTTTGAGTGACGCAACCTCTATTTTAGAGCAAAAATGGGCACAGGAAGAAGAAGGAAAAACACCTTTACAAAAAGCCTATGAAAACGTCAGCAAAAAGAAAACTGACGGGGAAAAATTAAATCCGGAAAAAATAACCTCTGCTTTGTTAGAACAACTCCCTGAACCAACAGGATGGCGCATCCTTATTCTTCCTTACCGTGGCAAAGGTCGTACAGACGGAGGCATTTACCTTACTGAAAAAACAATGGAACGCCAACAGATAAGCACGGTTCTCGGTTATGTATTAAAGACCGGAAACCTTGCCTACAGTGACGAAGACAAATTTCCAACGGGTCCTTGGTGTAAATCCGGGGACTGGGTTTTATTCGGGAGATACGCAGGTTCCCGATTTGAAATTGAAGGAGGAGAAGTTAAGATATTGAATGATGACGAAATTATTGCGAAAATATCTGATCCAGAAGCAATTCTGCATAACTATTAAAAACATGAGGAGTGACCCATGCCTAGACAAGAACTAACAAAAACCAATGAAGAGAAAATGGTTGATTTAGACGTCACCGGCCCAGCCGTTGATGTCGAACTTCCAGCAGAAGGCGCTGTAATCACCGAAGTAGCGGCCGAAACACCACAAGAAACTACCGAAAAAATCAGGGTAGAAGAAGTAGAAGAGCCCAAGAAGGAACTTGAAGATTACAGCAAAAATGTACAGCAGCGCATTAACAAGCTGACAGCCAGATTGCGGGAAGCCGAGCGCCGGGAACAAGCGGCAACGGACTATGCACAAAATGTGCAGAAAGAAAATTCAACGCTTAAAAACAGAAACACAGCTTTGGACGGCAATTACATTATTGAATTTGCCAATCGAATCACTACGGAAACCCAAGCAGCCAAGGCGGCTTTAAAACAAGCCACGGAAAACGATGATGTGGACCAGCAGGTTGAATCACAACAAAAACTGGCGCGTCTTGCGGTTGAAGCACAGAACCTGAAAAAACTTAATGACCAAAGAAAAGTTCGACAAAGTTTGGCTAATAAAACAGTAAAAACAACCGCATTCAAACAACCCAATGAAGCCCCTGCACCGCCAGACCCTAAAGCGGAAGCGTGGGCAAGAAAAAATTCATGGTTTGGTGAGGATACAGCCATGACCATGACCAGTTTTGTGGTCCATCGTCAGTTGACCGAAGAAGAAGGATTTGATCCTTCCTCCGATCAATACTACAATGAAGTTGATAAAAGAATGAGAGAAGAGTTTCCACATAAGTTTAATGGAGCCTCTTCCGGAACGGAAACTCGTCCCGTCCAGACAGTTGCATCTGCTACACGCAGTCCGAAAAAAGGGCGCAGCAAGACTGTGAGACTCACACCATCACAGGTCGCTATAGCTAAAAAACTTGGTGTGCCACTAGAAGAGTACGCTAAATACGTGAAGGAGTAACAAAATGGCTGAGTCCAATGAAAACGTAAAAGAAACAACTCGAACTTCACGCGAGACTGAGAGCCGTGAGAAAAAAGCACGGCGCAAACCTTGGTCTCCCCCATCCGCACTGGATGCACCCGAGCCACCTGAAGGCTATCATCATCGATGGATTAGATACGAAGTCCGTGGACAAGCTGACACCAAAAACATGTCAGCGAAACTCCGCGAAGGATATGAACCTGTGAGAGCAGACGAATATCCGGATTTTGAATCTCCCGTAGTTGAAGAAGGCAAACACGCAGGGGCTATTGGGGTAGGAGGGCTGATATTAGCCCGTATACCTAAAGAAACAGTTGGCGAGCGCGAGGTTTATTTTAAAACTCGGACCGAAGGTCAAATGGACGCAGTTGACAATGATTTGTTTAGGGACGGCACTCATCCTTCCATGTCGGTACATAAACCGAACCGACAAACACGTGTAACAATGGGCGGTACTAGAAAAGCTGACGAAAAGTAAGTTTTTTAGGTACCAAATAGTAATCGTTCATCTTTATTTCGGAGGAAATAAATGGCCAATGTAGATAAAGCCTTTGGGCTTCGTCCATATAAAGGTGCCGGATGGCCGGTTCAGCAAGCAAATAAGTATTTAATTAATCCCTCGGGATATAGCACAAGCATCTATCAAGGTGATATTGTTATATTCAATGCTGGTTATATTGAAACTGCGGCAGTTAGTTCTGCTAATATTGTTGGTGTGTTTTCACACTGTTACTATGTTGCTTCTGACGGAACTCCCACCTTTAAGAACTATTACCCAGCCAGCACGACAGCACTCGGAAGTGGCGACATAGAAGTATATATTTATGACGACCCTAACCAACTGTTTCTAGTACAAGCAGACGGTGCTTCAGCTATAACCTGTATGGGCAGAAATGCTGATACAGACGGCATTGGTGGTAGTACGACAACGGGCGTTGCAACCAGAGAACTTGACTCTAGCTCAATCGCCACAACTTTAGCGCTTCAGTTAAAGATTGTTGGTGTGGTCCAAGACGATTCTAACGGAGACCTCACGGCAGATAATGCAAACTTAGTCGTTTTGATTAATGAGCATTATATGCGTGGTGGTGTAGCAGGAACTTAGGAGTAAATAATGGCTATAAGTAGAGCGCAACTTGTAAAAGAGTTGCTTCCAGGCTTAAATGCTCTTTTCGGACTTGAGTACGGACGCTATGATCAGGAACACGAACAAATATTCGATACTGAATCTAGTGACCGGGCTTTTGAAGAAGAGGTCATGCTCACCGGTTTTGACACAGCCCCCGTTAAATCAGAAGGAGCGGGAGTAGCCTTTGATCAAGCGCAAGAAGCGTTTACATCAAGGTATACCCACGAAACGATTGCTTTGGCTTTCAGCATTACGGAAGAAGCTGTCGAGGATAATCTTTATGACAAATTGTCAGCAAGATACACTCGAGCGCTTGCCAGAAGTATGTCGAACACCAAGCAAGTCAAAGGTGCAGCGGTATTGAATAATGCTTTTAATAGTAGTTATCCGGGCGGCGACACGAAAGAACTTTGCGCAACAGACCATCCAACTGTGGGTGGAGCTAATTTGCGTAATGAGCTTTCAACAGCAGCCGATCTGAATGAAACTTCTTTAGAACAAGCATTGATTGATATTGCGGCATTCACAGACGAACGCGGCTTAAAAGTTGCTTTGCAGGGATTAAAATTAATTATTCCTAAAGAGCTTCAGTTTACCGCTGATCGTTTATTGGAAACTCCCGGGCGGGTAGGTACGGCGGATAATGACATTAACGCTATTAGAAATATGGGCATGGTCCCAGAAGGCTATACTGTTAATCATTATCTTACTGATACAGATGCGTGGTTCATCAAGACAGATTGTCCTAACGGTTTTAAAATGTTTAACCGTGCAGCAATCAAAACCTCGATGGAAGCGGATTTTGATACCGGTAACGTACGTTACAAGGCTCGTGAAAGATATTCGTTCGGGTGGTCTGACCCTCGAACTGTCTTTGGCAGCCCCGGAGCATAAGCTAAATGGAACCTGTGATGGGGGGGTTTCTTACTCAACCCCCATCAACCTAAATTTTTCTTTATATTTACCCCGTTTAGAAGTAACATTGAATACAGGCTTATTCACTAGGATAACTTTACCTATCGACTGACCTAGCAGACAAGCCAAGACGATAGGCTTTTTTTCGGGAGAAAAATAATGGCAAATACAACCTTTAATGGCCCAGTCAGATCGGAAAACGGTTTTGAACAAATCAGCGTTACGTCTGGCACAGGGGCTGTAACAACAAATTTGGATATTGATTCCAGCGGTAATATTACCACTACGGGCTATGTTTCTGCTTATTCTAATGTCAGCAGCATTACGTCTGCTACCAAATCAGTAGAATCAACCGATTCAGGAACTGTTTATACTCTGAACAGGGCAGCAGGCATAGTGGTAACACTGCCTACAGCCGCAGCAGGGATAAACTACACCTTTATCGTTGGCACTACCTTTACAGGTGCAGGACAGATCAATACAGACAATACCAGTGATTTATTCTCTGGTTTTGCTACGATCTTTGATCCAGCAACTGCAACAGATACCAACACTTTCATTCCTGATGCCAGTGATGACGACACCATTGACTTAGGGTCGGCAGCACAAGGCTGGTTGGTAGGCGGAGTAATTCGTCTGGTAGCAACAACAGCAGCAGTATGGCATTGCGAAGCATTTTTGCATGGCGATGGTACTTTAGCCACTCCATTTGAATAAGGGGTAGGTTATGGCTGATTCAGTTACAGGCCCTACTACTCAATACGACTACGATAAGAAACTTATTGTTTATTGTTCTGTTTATTCAGATGGAAGTGGAAGCAGTACTACTTTGGTGGACGTTTCTGCTTTGAACCAATCAGCTAATAAGGAAACATGCACGCATGTAGCTTTAAATAAAATATGGTACACAGTTGGAGGAGGAACAGATGCACCTGCGTCCCTAGACTGGGATGCAACTACCAATGTTACTTTTTTAACTTTGTCTTATGACAACATGTTTGATTTCAGTTCTATTGGTGGTTTGGTAAATACGGAAGCATCCGGTTATTCCGGCGATGTTTTGTTTGTTGTTCCGTCAACTGCTGATGTAGGAAACGAATACACTGTTTGGTGTGAGTTTTTGAAATATTACGAAGCACCTAATAATTAGGAGTAAATAATGCCCGGAATGACAGAAAGAAAACGATACATGAGGGAAGAAACTACTGCACGCGGGGACTATGCGGTTGTTCCACATAAATATAAAAAGGGTGGAACAGTTAAAACGGGTGGAACAGTTACGAACTACAAGAAAAAGTATCGTAGGCCTTAATAATGGCTACTTCTGGAACAACTACGTTCGATCTGAACGTCGCTGAGTTAATCGAAGAAGCATTCGAGCGTTGTGGATTGGAATTAAGGACAGGCTACGATCTGGAAACAGCCAGACGTTCCCTTAATTTAATGTTTGCCGAGTGGGCAAACCGTGGTCTTAATCTTTGGGTCATTGTTGAACGAACAGAAGACCTGACTGAAAGCACCACTTCCTATGATCTGGATACGGATTTAATCAATGTTTTGTCCGCTGTCGTCCGACGTACGTCCGGAAGCACCTATACGGATTACCAGTTAAACCGGATGAGTCGAAGCGATTACCTTTACCTTCCGAACAAAGCAGTAGAGGCACGCCCAACCCAGTTTTATCTGGAAAGGACAGTAACCCCTAAATTATATCTTTATCCGACTCCGGACGATTCAACCGATGTTTTTCGTTATTACGCACTGACCCGGATTGAGGATGCAGGGGACTATACCAATACTTTGGATATTACTTTTCAGTTTTTACCGGCAATGGCAGCAGGACTGGCTTATTATATTTCCCTTAAACGGGCACCGGATCGAATGGGAATGCTCAAGGAAATATATGAAGAGGAATGGGGCAGGGCAGCATCGGAAAATATTGATACCGTGAGCTCTCGTTTTATTCCAGCCAGAACGGTAATTAATTAATATGGCCTTTGCGGCAGGCAAAAAAACATGGGGAATCTGTGATATTTCCGGTTTTCGTTACCGTTTAAAAGACATGAAAAAGACGTGGGACGGTTTCTTGGTGGGACCGGATCAATGGAGTCCAAAACAACCCCAGTTGGAAGCACCCAGAGTTGGACCGGATCCCCAAGCTATAAGAGACCCAAGACCCGATCGCACTGAACCTGTTGCAGAAGCTCTTTTGACCAATAATCCTTTTTTATCTACTTCCGCGAGTGCGGTAATTAAAGTTTTTGAATGCGACCATGGACGGAGTACCGGGGACAAAGTACGTTTTAGGGGAGCAGAAGCCTTTGATGGTTTTACCATTGCGACATTGATTGATCCCGACGCTTATACAATTACCAAGGTAGACGCAGATACTTATACTTTTACTGCTGTTGCTGGCACAGGTACAAGTGGTGCAAGAGGCGCTGGTCCTTTTGTTTCAGTGGGACCAGCACAAACGCTTTTGCCCTTGAACCCTTTCAGGACTGAAGCCTCCGGAGCCAATGCCGTAATTAAAGTAACAGAGTTCAAACACAACAGGACCACAGGAGATACCGTACGCCTTAGAAAAACGGAAGCCTTTGATGGAATAACAACAACCGTGCTTGAAAGTGCAAGTGGGTATACAATAACAGTGGTGGATGCAAACGAATATAAATTTACTTCCACCGGAACCGCAACCACGGGAGATATAACCGGTGGTGGCAGTATAGCAACAGCAGGACCGGTTTAATGAGTTTTACTTTTACAACATTAAAAACAGCAATCCAGGAATACATGGACAATGATGAAAGCACGTTTACTTCAAATTTGACCAACTTCATTGTGCAATCAGAAAATCGTGTTTTTAATACGATTGAGCTTAATGTGTTTAGAAAAAATGTTACCGGAACCGCTACTTCTGGAAACGCATATTTAGGGGCTCCTACGGATTTTATTTCCCCCATGAGTCTGGCGGTATTGGACAGCAGCAGTAATTATACTTATCTGTTGTTAAAACATGTCAGTTTTATGCGAAATTATATTACCGCAGCGGCAACTACAGGTGTGCCGAAATATTATGCTCAATTTGACGATGATACTTTTATCATGGCGCCTACACCGAATGCCAATTTAACTTTTGAACTGCACTATCTTTATCAACCTGAATCAATAACCGCAGCTTCTGCTGGGACAAGCTGGTTGGGCACAAATGCGCCTGATTTATTGTTATACGGTTCCTTGGTCGAGGCCAGTACTTTTATGAAACAGGAATTAAATGAAACCACCATGTTTGAAACACGGTTTCAGGACAATCTTGTACGCCTGAAAACTTTGATGGAAGGGCGTGCAACCCACGATGAAAACAGATACGATCGAACGCGAGTTCCGATAACGCCAACGGCTCCACAGTAAAGGTGTTCAAGCCAAAGCTAAAAGGCAAGTATGTTGCTATAGTTGCCATGGGCAAAAGTCAACTCGACTATCACATGTCCATTAGCCATAGCAAAGAATACGATGAAGTTTGGGCTATCAATTCCATGTGTGCGGTTATCAAACCAGATCGCGTATTTATATTGGACCCTGTGTCCAGATTCTTTGAAACCAATGACGCTGGACCACAGACCAAGGTTTTGTGTAAAACATTGCCGAAATTAAAGTGTCCTATTTATTCTTGTGAATTGGACAAAAGGGTTCCAAGCCTTAAATTGTACCCACTTGAAAAAGTTATACAAAAAACCAATTGTGGGTATTTTAATAACACAATTGCCTATGCCATTGCTTTTGCTTTATACAAGGAAGTAGCTGGAATCAGTCTTTATGGTGCAGATTTCAGTTACAAGACCAATATTCATTTTGGTGAATTGGGAAGAGGCTGTTGTGAGTTCTGGTTAGCTAAATGCATGGCGCAAGGAATTGATGTTTCAATAGCAGCAACTTCACCCATGCTGGACACAAATATCCCTGAGAAAGAAAAACTGTATGGGTACCATAGGCTTGAGAATCCACCTGTGGTATATTTAAAAGACGGTGAACTGGAAATAACTAATTTTTCTGAAGTTCAGTTTGAGGAAGAAAAACCTTTCGGGGTTTCTGGACGAAAAGACATTCCAGCTATTTTTGGCCCACCGGAACCGGAGAAATACTGATGGAAACAGATCCTTTTGAACTATCCATAGGTGATCTGGGAGTAAAGACAACACATGGTAGAGGCCATACAATCGCAGAGATTACGGATATGGCCACTGATAAATTGATTTCGGTGAGCGACACAGCACCAGAACCAATTAGAGCGCAAGCCCATGCCTTTAAAGATAGATGTCGCTTTGTAATTGCATATTATATGAAAGAGGCGATTAATAACCATATTTGTACAGTATGTAATCAATTGGAAGCGCAAGGTCATAAAGACTTAGCGAATATTATTAGGAGGCTATAATGGCTATAACACAAGCAATGTGTACTTCTTTCAAAAGTGAGCTTATGCAAGCGGTACATAACTTTAAAGCATCTGGAGGAAACTCTTTCAAGCTCGCTTTATATACTAGCTCTGCGACTATGAGTGCTACTACTACCGCTTATAGTACAAACCAAGAAGCATCAGGAA